GATACTGCATTTCCATTAGTTGATTTTAATGGGGATTTGGTTCAATTTTACGGTAGTAACCCTTCTGGACACCCTTTAACTGTTATTATTAATAGTTTGGCAAATAGTTTGTATATGCGTTATTGCTATACGATCATGAGTCCAGATAAATCATGTGTGAACTTTAAGAAACATGTTAATTTAATGACATATGGTGATGATAATGTTATGGGTGTATCTGTTGATGCACCATTTTTCAATCACACTGCTATTCAAGATTCTTTAGCCAGTGCTGGTATCAAATATACCATGGCTGATAAAGAAGCTGAGAGTATTCCTTATATCAATATTAACGATGTTTCATTTTTAAAACGATTTTGGCGATGGGATGAAGACTGTGGTGCTTATTTGGCACCATTAGAAGAGTCATCTATTGTAAAGAGTTTGACAGTTACAGTTGCTTCCAAGACAATTTGTCCTGAAGCACAAGCTGTAGCAACTATGTCATCTGCTCACTGTGAGTATTTCTTTCATGGAAAGGAAAAATTTTTAGAGAAGAGCGCTATGTTTCAACGCTTAGTTGCTAAAAATAAATTGGAGTTTTATCTTGAAGATAATACGTTTCCAACTTATGAGCAATTACGTGAGAGATTTTGGCGTAATTCCCAATAGGCTATCACAATATGTCTAACATTTATGTTTAAACCAAATTTGTGCGTATAATGTATTTACTGCGTTTTATTGAGTTGTCTATCCTCTGTGTGATGAGTGTGGATATTATATGTTAACTTACCAGGGCGTTCCCCAAAATCCATATTTATGGATGTATCCGGTTGGTATACAAAAAATTAGAATCGGTCACAACTATAGAGTTGTCGTTGTAGGCCTAAATAAAGAACTTACTCTAGCAATCAAACAGAAAATAATTTTGAAAATCGTGTTGATGATTTAAAAGTTCAACTAGAGCGTCTCGCTCGAGAAATTGAGAAAACACAAGATGATTTATTCATTTTACAGGTGGATTATATGTGTGATTTTGTTGTTCAATCTGAACAAGTATTGATTGTTGATGACACCGCGGAAGGTGCCGATCAAAAACAACAAACTGTTATTTTCCATGAATCGTCTGAAGGACAAATTGGCGGACAAACTGCTGACGAGGGTGCTTTTATGACAGCTGATTTAATTGATGATTCATCATTACAAAATTTTTTAGCTCGTCCAGTGCGTATTGCTAATTTTACATGGTTAGAAACTACATCACCTGGGACAGATTTACTGTTGCTATCTCCATGGCAAGCTTTCTTTAATGATCCTAAAGTTAAATTTAAGTTAAATAATTTTGCTTTTATCAGGTGTAATTTGCATGTTAAGATTTTACTTAACGCTTCACCATTTTATTATGGTGCGATGTTAGCATCTTATCAACCTCTTCCTAACTTTAGTGTTCGTGATTACTTGACTGGTTTGCCAGAACAACTTATGGTTAAATCCCAACGTCCTCATGTATATCTATTACCTCAGAAGAATGAGGGTGGAGAAATGATGTTACCTTATCTTAATCGTCAGAATTATATGGCAATCAATGATACTGATGATTTCATAGATATGGGACGTATACAATTTACCACCGTAACTCCATTACGTTCGGCTAATGGCACTGTAGGTACTGGAGTTTCCATACAAGTATATGCATGGGCTACTGATGTTAAACTATCTGCTTACACAACTTCACTCGCTTTACAATCTAAAGAATGGTTTGTACAAGGTGATGAATATGGTAATGGTGCTATTTCTCGCCCAGCTAGTTATGTGGCCTCAATTGCAGGACGCTTATCTAGTGTACCCATAATAGGTCGCTGGGCAACAGCTACCCAAATTGGTGCAAGTGCTGTAAGTGGTATTGCTAAATTATTTGGTTTCACTAATGTTCCTGTTTTGGATGATACTAAACCATATAGACCATCAACTATGCCTCAATTGGCAAGTACTGAAATTGGTTATCCTGTGGAGAAATTAACCTTGGATGCGAAAAATGAATTATCAGTTGATCCATCCATATTTGGATTACCTCCTGAGGATGAACTTGCAATGGCAAATTTACTAACACGTGATTCCTATTTAACTCAATTTGATTGGAATACATCTAATTTAGTTGATGATATATTATTTCAGTGTAGGGTTACACCTAATGCCTTTTATACGC